GGACGGCGATATTGAAGCCGATAGCGGCTTTGTCATCACAGGAACTGCTGACGATCCTGCGGCCAAGATTCGCGTCTATCAATACGATGAAGACCAGAGCGCCTATGTTGAGCGCAGCCCTGCTTTGAATGTCGTGCACATGTTCTCAACTCTTGAGAAGTACGATGCAGAGACACGCAACGGCAAGCCTATCATTGAGACACGCGCACTCGGCACTACAATGCTAGAAGAGCGCATGGTCAGCGGCTACGCTGCTGTCTTCAATCAAGAGAGCGAAGACCTCGGAGGCTTTATTGAGATAATCAAGCCAGGGGCTTTTAGTGATGTCCTAGAAAACGATGTCCGAGCCTTGTGGAATCATGACGCAAACTACCTGCTCGCACGCACCACATCTGGCACGCTAAAGATTGCAGAGGATGCACGCGGTCTCTATTACGAGTTCGATGCACCCCACACCACATACGGAAACGACTTGCTTGAACTATTACGCCGTGGCGATGTAACTCAGTCAAGCTTCGGTTTCGCAATTAAGAAAGACGAATGGGTGAGTCGCAATGGAATCACCTACCGATACATTCATAGCGTCTCACGGCTGTTTGATGTCAGCCCTGTGACCTATCCCGCTTACCCAGCCACAACGAGCCAACTCAAGAGCCAAGCACCTGCTGAAGCTCGTGAAGAGGCTGCCCCGCAGGAGGAGGCCGCAGCCGTTCCTGCTCCATGCAACGAAGTGCTTCTTGAGGCATATCGCTTGCGAATTGAAAAACAGAAATAATCAATAAAAAGAGACAAATGAACTCTAAACAACTCCGCGAACAGCGTGCCGCTCTTATTGAGAACATGGACGCACTCGTATCTTCTGCACAAGCAGAGGGCCGTACTTTGAACTCTGAGGAGTCAGTACAATTTGACAAAATCGATGCCGAGGCTATCGAATTGCGCAACAACATTGAGCGCATTGAGAAGGTTGAAGCTGCTAAGAAAGAGATCGCTGCCAAGCAAGAAGAGCGCGCTGCTGCCCCTCAGAAGGTAGAGAGCCGTGCTGCTTTCGCTAAGTATCTCCGTTCTGGAATGGGTGCTTTGAACGCTGAAGAGCGTCACGCACTTGAGACTCGTGGTACTGACACGCAAATCGTTGGTACTGACTCTTTGGGTGGCTACCTTGTTCCCGAAGACTTCAGCAACATCTTGGATGTGGCTTCTAAGTTCACAGGTGTAGTTGAGCAGGTTGCTCAAGTAATCAACACCAACAGCGGCGCTTTGTTGCCTTACCCAACCGTTGACGATACTTCTGTATCTGGCGCTTTGTTGTCTGAGGCTACTGCTCCTGCTGTATCTGACATGACTTTCTCTGCTGTCAACTTGAACGCCTACAACTACAGCTCTGGCATCGTGAAGGTGTCTCGTCAGTTGTTGCAAGACGGCGCTTTCAATCTTGACGCTTTCTTGGTTGACGCTTTGGGTGGCCGTATCGCTCGCGGTACAAACGCTGCCTTCACTACAGGTACAGGTTCTTCACAGCCCAATGGTGTTGTGACTGGTTCTGCTGCTGGTAAGACTGCCGCTTCTGCGACTGCTGTCACCGCTGCTGAAATCCTTGACTTGATGTACTCAGTTGATCCATCTTACCGCAACGCTGCAAACGCTGGCTTCATGATGAAGGACAGCACCTTGGCTGCTGTGCGCAAGTTGGGCTTAGGCTCTGCTAACGACTTCCCTATCTTCGTACCTGCAATGAACCCAGGCGAGAAGGACATGTTGTATGGCAAGCCCATCCACATCAACAACGACATGGAGGCAATCGCTACAGCCAAGAAGTCAATCCTTTTCGGTGACTTCAGCAAGTATGTTGTTCGTGTTGCTGGAGGTCTTCAGTTCTTGCGCCTTGATGAGCGCTATGCTGATGCCTTGGTTGTTGGCTTCATCGCTTACAAGCGTGTAGATGCTAACATCCTCCAAGCTAACGCTATCAAGCACCTAGTACAAGCCTAATTAGGCAATACTATGAAGGTACTCTTCAAAGAGACCATCGTCGGGGACGGCTTCGCCCACTACGCAGGTAGTGAGGTGGAGCTTCCCTCTGACGAGGCTACACAATGGATTGCCGCAGGGTTCGCCGAGCCAATCGCCGTGCCCGCAGCAACAACGAAAAAGAAAGCAAGCTCACAAGCTAAGAAAGAAACCCGATGAGCGTATCAGTCATCACAGCCGCGACAAGCGAGCCACTAACTACCGCAGAGGTCAAGAACTTCCTGCGCGTCGATTCATCTGACGAGGACACCCTTATCGGCGTTCTCATCACAGCGGCTCGTTCAATGGCAGAAGCCTACACTCGTCGCATCTTGATGACTACAACTATCGAGGAGTTCTTCGATGGCTTTCCAGACTATCGCAATCCGCATGACAAGGACATCGTCTATCTAAGTCGCGGCCCGATCCAAAGCATCACGAGCGTCACATACATCGACACCCTTGGAGATGAGCAGACCGTCGCAAGTGAGAACTATCGTTCAGACCTCGTGAGTGAACCCTCACGCATCTTGAGCGAGAACGGATGGAGCGCGACCAAAGACACGGTCAATGCTGTGATTGTTAGATATGTATGTGGCTATTCATCTTCTACAGATGTGCCCGCACCCATACGGCAAGCAATGCTTCTCATGATTGCCGATATGTACGAGAAGCGGCAGGACAGCGTCAAGCAGTTGCCTACCGCTGCTGAATACTTGATGAACCCCTACCGCGTCTGGACATTCGCATGAGCCTATTCCCCATCAAAGACCTCGGCGAGTTAGACCGCCGCATCACCATCCTAGAAGCTTACACACAGACCGATAGCTTCGGTCAAAGTGTTCGCACTATGGGACAGGATGCCTTTGTGAATGAATTTGGCGAGCGAGTAACTCAAGACGGCGGTACAACAGAAAGCACCACTTGTGTAGTCAATTCCATCGATGCGCTCCCTGGAGTCATCACCCAAGTATGGGCAAAGGTTGACTACATGAGCGGAACGGAAAAAGAAGAGAGCAACCGCCTTGAGTCAATCAAGCGCGTAGACTTCGGCATCCGATACAACAGCGCAATCGGCGAGACTATGCAAATCTCTTGGGATGGTGACATCTTTGAGATTGAAGCAGTCCTACCCGTAGAGCGCAAGCGATTCATGCACCTCATCACAAGACTTGTAGACTGATGGGAACTAGTGCAGAACGCTTACTAGCGCAGAACAAGCGCCGACACATCAAGACACGCGGAGGCGCTCCCGTGACTATTGAGATTGAAGGACTAGAGCAAGCCATCAAGAAGATGCGCTCGCTCGACGATGTTATGCGCCGTCGTGTCATGCGCGTTGCTGGCAAGAAAGCAGCAAAGCCAATGATTCAATCATTCAAGCAGAATGTTGACGATTTAATGGAGGACGAGTTCGTCGTATATCGTGAAGGCTCAATCTTCGCACGCATTCAGCCAGGGCAACTTCGGAAGTCTATGGATGTGATGTTCTTTTGGTCTCGTGCTCGTGACATGTGGATCACCGCCATTGGCCCAAAGGTTAAGGGCAGATTCAAAGACCCAGAGAGAGGTGGATGGTTTGCGCACTTCGTGAACTATGGCTATCTCAACAATGGAAGCTACAAAGGCCACAACATCGGCTTTGCTGATAGAGCAAAGAGTCAAGCATATCAATACACGGCCCACGAGTTCAAGAGTGAATTTTTCAAAGAAGCCTACAAGTATATCAAGAGTTTAAGCCGAACAAAATGATAGGCAAAGTCATCAAGAGCAAGTTCGACAGCGATGCAACACTCAACGGCATCTTCGGCGGTAGGGTATACCCATACCTTGCGGCCCAAGGAGCAACAGCGCCCTATGCTGTGTATGATGTATTCCGCGTCGATCCAAGCTCCACGAAAGACGCGGACAGCCACCTCGATGAGGTCTCTGTGAGGCTGACCGTGGTGGCTACAACCTACAGCGTCTGTCAAGATGCTGTTGAAGGCGTGCGCTCTGCCTTCCCAAGAATGAGCGACACCGTGGCTGGTGTAAATGTCCAGAGCTGTGCATTTGATGACCTCAGAGACCTCTACTCAGATGGTGATGAGTTCTATGGTGTGCAGGTGGATTTAACTTTCAGAATCGTAAGAGAATGAAGAATATCAAACTGGCGAAGGATTGGGAGATTAAGCGCGAGCATGTCATCAAGGCAGGCTCTATCGTGGAAGTCCCTAATCACATAGCCGAACAGCTCAAGGCAGGAGGCTTTGTGGTTGTCAAATCATTTAATAAAGAAGAGAAATAATGGCAGCATCTACATCTGTGATGAATGCAACCGATGTCCTTGTGTCTATTAGCACGGACGGAGGATCGACCTACACGGTCATTGGCAAGGCAACAAGCGCAGGCTTGAGTGTCTCAATGGACACCCGTGACACCTCAAACAAGGACAGCGCTGGATGGCGTGACCTATTGGAGGGACAGAAGAGCTGGTCTTTGACTTGTGACGGCTTGGTGTGTTACAACATCAGCGGCAAGGAGACTGCCTCAGAATTGTTTGGATACCTTAACGGCCGCACCGCTTTGACGGTGAAGTTCGGCAGCGCTACAACTGATGAGAAAATCTACAGCGGTACTGCTTTCCTTACTTCATTGAGCACGGACGCAGGGGTAGAGGACAATGTTACATTTAGCGCATCATTCGAAGGCTCTGGCGCTCTCGCCGAGGCTGCGAACGCCTAATAGATAAACGAGTGACGGGGGAGGGTAACACCTCCCCTTAATCTCACAAAACTGAAAGAGATGCAGGAGCACATCGACATCGCAGGAAAAGCATACCCCATCAAGTACGGCTTCAACGCCCTTAGAATCTTCACGACTCTATCTGGTGTTAAGCTTCAAGATATGGGAGAACTAAGCACAGAGATCAACCTAGAGCAGGCCATCTTCCTCATGTATGCAGGACTCAAAGACGGCGCTCGTGTGGAGAAGTTGAAATTCACACTATCAGTTGACGATGTTGCTGACCTACTTGACGAAGACCAAGAGGCACTAAACAAGTGCATGGAGGTCTTTGCTCGCGCCTTTGCGGATGCGGGAAAGATGACGGCCCAGAAGTAGAGAGCGCACCTCTGGGCTGGGATGAGATAGAGCAGCTCGCGCTCGGCGAGATGTCAATGACATGGGATGAGTTCATGAACCTCACACCTCGTGTCTTTGGCAACAAAGCCAAAGGGTACTCAAAAGCCCTAGAGCGTGGACTGCAATCGTCTTGGGAACAGACGCGATGGTTGGCTACAATAGTCATCAATCCGCACATAAAGAAGCAAATCAAGCCCAAGGACTTAGCGACCTTC